TAGTTGAATTAGAAACTTCAATAAGATGACCCAATACACCAACATGTGCAATGGCAACCACTCCACCCACACCAATACCAAACCATTTTAGTAAAGTCATGATTTCTTAGGTTCAACAGCGGAAACAACTTCAGGTTCTTTTTTTGCTACTGCTTTGCCATTTCCATTTCCACCACCTGTTTTAGCAGGAGACAATCCAAATGCAGCTAGCGATCCAGAGAAGACCGAAGCGATGAAGGTCGGATCAAAATCAAGAATTTTTTGACCGTTAGGTAATCGAACGTAACTAAAGGTTAGGAGAGAAGCAGACCAAATAAGTACAACAACTTTCACCAAATTACCAAGGACTTCACTTTTATCTTCATGCTGGTCGTCTTTCTCTTCTACCTTTGCTTTGGATTTGTTGCCAAGCATAGGTATAGGAGTAAGGCGAAATTATTTATAAAAAAGGGGTCACTTGGACCCCTGATAAACTGGTTGCATCATCCCTTTATCTGGTCCGTCGTCATCATCAATGTCAGAAGACTTGAGAAGAGAAATGATAATACCTATTGTAATAATACCCGTAAACACATCTATTAGTGTTTCAGTGGTCATCACCAGATACCAGGAATAATCTGACCACTGACAGCGTATGCACCCATTGCGGCAATGACACCAATCATTGCTGCCCAACCATTAATGCGTTCTGCTTTTTCGTTCATTGTTTTTCTCCAGAAATGTTTGTGTAGATAGAAGTATCACCATAGTCACGGTGAACTTTGTAACCAACAACAGCACCTTTAGTATTCATTAGTGCTGGCATAAAGGCAACAGTAAAGAACACTGCTGGTGCTCCAATAATAAGTGCTCCTGCAATCACATAGTAAGTGAGGAGTTCAATCAGACTGTGTTCCATCTTGTGTTTTATTGTAAATTACAACTCTGCCATTTTCGTGAGTGAAAACTAATTCATCATCGTGCCCCCAGCAGAGTTCTTCATAGAGGGCATTTAGTTTTTCCATGTCTTCATAGAGAGAGTTAGGATTAGGCATCAGTACAAGTTTTCTTCCTGCTCAGTTTCAATAACAAGATCAGAAGTAGGGTATGCAACACAAGTCAAAACAAATCCTTCTTCAATTTGATCATCATCAAGGAAAGACTGGTCAGACTGATCAACAGTACCACTCACAATTTTACCCGCACAAGATGAACAAGCACCAGCACGACAAGAATAATTCATATCAATACCTGCTTCTTCAGCAGCATCAAGGATGTATTGATCATCCTCACAAGTAATGGTGTTTTCAGTTCCGTCAGAGGAGCGAAGAGTAACGTTAAATGCCATTGTTCAATAAGTTTCAGAAAGTTGTTCTACAGAGTACGCCAGTAATACAAAAAAGGCGACAGATGTAATTGTAAATAAAATTGAAGTCATTGTCAATCCCTTTGATCAGAACCCAAAGGCCCCGAAAAAGAACACACTCCCAGATGTAGCATAAGAAACGACCGCAGCAACAAAACCAAGCATGGCAACACGACCATTCAGTTTTTCTGCTTTTTCAGCATAGGTTTCAATACCATAACGGTCAAGGTCTTCCTTGCTCATATACATGGTTGGTTCAGTTGCCCACATATTTTGTTGTCCTCGGTCATTTGTAGTTACAGTCATGTTCTTCTCCTATGTGAAGTATTGTTACATTATATATGTTTTCTTTACATTTTGTCAAGTGGTCAGTCAGTGAACTGACACACATCAGATCTCCTACAAAATTTTTTCACATAACCATGAACATCCTTTTCCATAGAATGATGTGCATGATTATGAACTACTCCTACTAAAATTAGGACACCAACAGTAACCAAATTAAAATAGGTTACTGGACTTGAAATGATTTTAAAAAAACTTTCTTTCATAAAAAAAGAGGGTCACTAGGACCCTCTAATTATATCAGTTACTGATTAGAATATCAGAAGCTGTACTTAACACCAGCCTTGGTGCCATAACCAGTATCGTCATCACCAGTAATGAACGAAACTTCACCATAGAGGCTCAGGGCATCGGTCAGTGCGACAGAAGCGCCACCCTTACCAGAGAACTCCACTTCGGTTTCAGCACCGTCGGGAGAGACAAGAGCAGGACCACCTTGAATGTACCAAGCAGCAGTTTCACCCAGAGGACCTTCATATCCTACGTGAGCATCGGTTACAGTTCCTTGATAGTCGCTACCAACGAAACCAGAGTTTGCCTCTACATTCACGTAAGGACCTGCAAAAGCAGCACCAGCGGACATGGAGAGAGCAGCAGTTGCTGCGAATACAGATTTGATCATTTGTTAATACCTCGTTATTTACTTGCGGAATTTCACCCGCAGATGAAGGGGGATTCGACGTTCCCCGCGTGATTATCATAACATAAACTTGACGCGAGTAGTTGAGGCGTTGGGTTTTGTTACTATTCGTAAAGTTTGTACCTCACGAATACTTATTTATAATAGACCAGATTGAAGAGTTTGTCAACCTGGTTGTGCAGCTTGTGGAGGTGGACCAGAAGGATCGGATACCCGACCCAGATAGGGGTCAAAGTCCATCAGTTCATTGATAGACATCTGTGCTCCCTTCTGACTCCAGAAGTGCATCTGTGCATTATAGTTACCTTTGTGGAATGCGTCAACATGATCAGGGTGAATACTTGAACCCAACTCTGTCTTGTATAGAAGGAGTGGAAGGGCATAGGTATTACCCGAATTGTAGATCAGGTCATCAGCAACTGGACGTGGTCTAACACCATTGTCCAGTTTGTATTTGTCACCTCTACAATGAAGTTTAATCAACTTCTCTGCATGGTGACGGGTAATCAGATAACAAGCAGTGGAGAAATCATTCACAAACCTCTTGTGAACTTTGATATGAATATCTCCAGTACAGATGATTGCAATCTGACACACATCCCAATCATAAGGGATCTTGGCATAAAAGTCTTGCCAAGTAAAGTTCCAGAATCTTACCAGTTCAAGATCACAATCATCTTCCATCATGATTGCATATGGTTCACCAGAATCATAGAATTGTTTAATGGCTTTTAAGTGTGATGTGACACAGCCAATTTCACCTGAAGTAACCATTTCAGGATAACGACCCTTAAGAATATCACTCAAGTCATCTTCTCTACCATCGTAGGCAGAGACCCTAGTGTAGTTTTCAATCTCCCAGTACTTAAACTGGTTCTCCATGAACTCCCATCTCTCAGGTTGATCATCAAGATTAATACAATAGATTGGTCCGATACCTTTCAGTTTGAATGCTGATTTATTTCTGTCCATTAATTCTCTTCACATAATAATCTTGACTAGTAATATATTCCCTCAAGGTTTCTTTATCCATCTTTTGAATCTTTTCCCATTCAATATTATTTGAATGCATATATGGATTATTGAGCCAGGAGTTAGGTGTTCTGGAATGTTCTAAGTGGTAGATGAGATCATTGATTCTAGACACCTTGTAACCTAGTGTAGTGTATCTATAATACCTCTCAACATCCTCTGGGGCATATGCAACAAAGTTTTCATTCTCCAGTCCACCTTCAATATAAACATCTCTATTAAAGAACTGAACAAAACCATATTTCGCGTCATATGGTTTTGATACATCACTCAATGCTTTAAATCTAAAGTCATTCACAAGGAAGTCTGTGACAACTTCATCATTCGCAAACACTTGAAGTTGGAAGTCTCCATTACCATATGGATACACCACATCAGATGTTTTAGATATAATTCGATCATACGCTTGAGTGTAAGAACTGATTGGGAGAATTACATCACAGTCGTAGTTCACTACTACTTCTGTATCTGCCATCATAATCAAATCGTTCAGAATCTTCTGTCTATGAAAAGTTGGATCATCTGACTCTTCAAAAACATAAAAGAGATTATCCAATTTGTGTCCAAAACTATCGGAGTAAGATTTTATTTGACTCAATGCATAATCAAATACACTATTTTTATCCACTTCTTTAATCAAAATATTTGTTTTAAAGTTCCCCAATAAAAAACATACTGAGGTAATAAAGTTTCTCATCCTATCAGGAGATTCAACTCTAAGAGGAATTATAAAAGTGGCTTTTGATAAATCAATTCTTTTCATCTGGATACTGTCTTTTTTCTAGGTGTTTATCTACTACGTAGTTGAGTTCTTTAGCATTAACCAACCAAGGTCCTTCGGGATGTTCAACTCTCGCATTATATTTAACACTTGAGGAACTGATACGATTATCGTGTTCTCTATTAGAGGTTAGATGATCCTCAAGAATATAAGGCATACCATGATTATACCTCATACGATGATAAAAATCAGTATCCATAAGTAATACTAATTCCTCATCAAATCCCACAAATGTTTTGGTAAGGAAAGAAACACCTGAAGGACTACCAAGAAGATTTCTACCCTCCAACATTTCCTTTGTCCATCTAGGAATCATAGGACGGAAGTGTTCTTTACCATCTCTGGTGTGTAAGAAACCATTAAAACACCACTTACAGTTCTTTTCTCTGTACACATCAAAAATACTCTGAAGAGCTGTAGCAGTAACAAAAAGATCATCTTGAAAGATAATTTTAGTAATCTTACCTTCACACATCTCTACTGCTGAATTGGTATTGGAAGGACCATTACCTCTCTTTTCTTTGTTCTTATAATACCGAATAGTAAAATAGTTTGCATATTCTGCACAAACATCAAGGATATCATCATCTTTAGAATGGTCAGATACACAAACTTCAATGTCTTGAAATGTTTGAATTTTAATAGTTTCAAACAACTCTTTGAGATAAGTGGCACCTTTACCATTCATCTCATAAGTTGGAATTGCAATAGAAATTTCAGGCATTAGATTTTAGTCCAACGATCAGGAACGATATCTTCAGTATTATTCTTAGCAGTATAACCAGTAGTACCAAACCACCGTTTGGGAGCAATGACTGTAGGATTAGAATTCTTACTCAACCATGCACCCCACCAAGAGAAAGAAGAGTTTGCAATGATATAGTCACTACACATAGTCATCATACACAGATCATACACATTGTTATCTGTTTCAGAAACAAGGAAACGATCTGGTTTGAAGATTTCCTGTTCCTTACACCACTTCACATCATCAGAGAAGATAACAACGGTACGATCAGAATCAAACCTACTCAGAGCTTCTTTGTAATAGTCAAGACTACAAGGTGGGTGGTCTTGTGACTTTTCCACATAATCTGTCCTACGAACATGAAGTGAAATAGGGTTCTCAAGACCACCTATAACTTCCTTACAGTTCTCTACAACATCACTCTTGAATGTGAAGTCCTCTTTGATAGAATCTGTAATGTGTGAGAAGTATCTTTCAGTCTGGAAGTATCCATACAGACTAATATTATCAATACATGC